TTTTGGTGGGTTTAGCCGGTTTGGCGGTTTTGGCGGCTGCTTTGAAGGCAGCGTCGGTTGGGGCGCCTTTTGAGCCAGGCTTACGCATTTTTTCGTTGCTTCCGGCAGCGATGCGCTTGCGCTTGGCGTTGATGTTGGCGTAGAGGCCGGGTTTAGCCATTACTTGGTCCTCTTTTTGCGGGTTTGGCCAGCCTCGGAGAGGGCGATGGCGATTGCCTGCTTGCGGCTGGTTACTTTTTTGCCCGAGCTGGACTTGAGGGTGCCAGCGCCGTACTCCTCCATCACCTTGGAGACCTTTTTCTGGGCTTTTGTGGGCTTTTTGGCCATGGCTCCAGGGGATTTGTCTCAGTCTACGGTGGTTAGTAGAGGCGGTAGTTGGTGCTGCCGAGCTTGGAGTAGTTGACGAGGTTGAATTGTTGGAGGCAGAGGTAGCCGAAGGCGTCGAAAGCGTGATCTACGCCAAGGTTTTTGTTTGGGAGGCCCGTGCCGGGGGTATAGGTCAAGGTTCGGAGGGATTTGATGAGTTCTTTGCAGCGGGGGTGGATGAGGGTGCGGCGTGTTCCAGCAGCGTCCAAAAGGGCGGTGTTGACGCACGTGACCTTGTCGCGGATTTTCCAGGGGGATTTGGGGCTGGAGACGGTGAAACCGCTGCGGCGGAGGATGTTGTGGTCGGTGAGTCCCACGCCGCTGGTTTTGCGGGCACCACCAGTGGGGTCTGGGCAGGCAATAATGCGGCGATCCACGCCGAAGCGGCGGGTGACCTCCTCGGCAAAGTCCCACGTGGTGGCGCCACCCGTCATCATGATTTCGTCGAAGACGTAGAGCGTGTCGTCTTTTTTGACCGCGCAGATGCCCGACATCGGGTCCACGTTGAAGTCCACCCCCAGCAAAAGGGGCAGGATTGGGATGTCGGCGGCCTCGGGGTTGATGTTGCTGTCTCCGAAGGAGACCGCCACCAGGCCGGAAAGATTCTCGAAGCTGGCTTCAAATTCTTGGCGGAAGGTGCGGGCGTCGAGTTGGCCTCGGGCGGCTTCGATTTCTTCCGGTGGGACGTTGTCGCCTTCGATTGTCGTGAATTGCCAGCGGCTCCAGTCGTTGTCGCCGCTCTCGGCGTATTGCCATAGTTCGTAGAACCAGCTGGCGGTGCCGTCGGGGGTGGAGATGAACAAAGCCCAGCCTTGTTTGTCCGCTAAAGCCGGGCGGATCACTTCGAACCAGACCTCGGCGTCCATAAAGGCCGCTTCGTCCAGCACCACGCCGGCCAAACTGCGGCCGCGCAACGCCATTGCGTTTTCGGTGCCCTTTAATTCGATCGTGCTGCCGTTTACCAGCTCAATCTTCAGGTCGGTTTCGTTCTTGCTCTTGATCCAGGCCTTTGGGACGAGTTTTTTCATCACCTTCCAGGCGATGTCCTTCGCCATTCGGTATGTAGGGGCGGCGTAAAAGAACGTTTCGCCCGGCCGCTCGATCGCCCCACGCAATAATTCGATACATGACAGGTAGCTTTTGCCGAAGCGGCGGCCAGCAACCAGCACACGGAAGCGTTTGCGGCTGCCAAACACCTCGCCTTGGGCCCAACGGAGCGTTAATGCTGGCGATTCGGGCATTTAGTGGCCATTTTTCTAGCGGGTACCCTGCAGTGTATTACAAGAATCGCAACACTACCCCCAGGTGTGTAACAGAAGAAGGAGATGGGAATGTACCAGTAGGTTCCCTGGGACCCGTTACGGCACCGCCCAGATCCCGAACCCTCCCCCTGGGGGTCAGTGGTACTGCCGTACTAGCCCGCGAGTGCCCGGCGGACGGTAGTACGGCTGCACTGCAGGTGATCAGCGATGCGCTGCTGGGTCCAGCCGTAGGACCGAAGCCGGCGTGCACGCTGGGGCCGGGACTCGCTGGCCCAGAGCAGGATCAGCAGCGGGAGCAGGAGCAGAGCGGCGATGGCCGCTAGTGTCGTGGTTGCCATGGGTTGGTATCCCTGGGTGACTCTGTCAGTGTAACACAGTAGGCCGCGCTAGACGGCCATGCTGTAACACACTGTAACGTGGTGGGTTTGTACTAGTCCGCCGGAACCGTGGCGCCGATCGCCAGGCCCCCAGCCGCGAGGGCCACGGCGAGGGGCAGGTTAGCGGTGGACGTTGCGAGGGCCAGCAGAACGAGAGCGGCGATGGTCCGTTTCATGGCGTGGTGTGCCTGAACTACCCTCACACAATAGCGACGCCTGGGGCCGCGTCGAGGTCGCAGCGTCCCAGGCTTCACACTCTGTAACACTCGCAGTGGATCAGGCCTGCCGCTTGTCCTCAACCGTGATCTGCAACGCCGGCGCCTGGGCCGCCAGGGTTTCCGGCGCAACCTCGCCGACCACCGCGCCAAGGTCTCGCATGAGTAACTGTGCAGAGCCGATCTGCCCTTTGCGGATCGCCGCATCGATTGCGCGCAGTCGCATCCCTTGAAGTCGTGAGACTATCGACTCTCTATCTTTCTTCCAATCCTGCTCGTTCCACTGTGAGACTGCTTCCCAGTCGCGCCAGGCTGTAGCTTCAGCTATAGACTCACGATCCGCGTGGTCGAGAACAAGTTGCCGAACCGTTAAACCGCTGAGTTGCCGCTTATAAAGCCGCTTCCGCCGCTCTTCAATCACGGCATCTGGGTTGCGCTTCCCGTAAGGCCTAGGCCTTTTCTCTACAGTCTCCGGAAGATCTTCCGGAACCACGTTGTTAGCTTCCGGCTGATCCATCACTGTTAAACTCTCCGGCTTTGGTTCAATCATAGGCCCACACTAAAAAGGGCGGCGCTGTTGCCGCCCCGTAGGGTCTGGGGTGTGCCAGTCAGTCCCCGTACCAGAACAGTCCGGCGAACCACTCAAGCCAGTCCACTTTGCTCTCGGGGTGATCAGTCCAGGGGATGCCCCAGTCTTGATACTGCAGTTGCGGCCTGTAGGGTTCCAATCGGTGGTCTAAGTCGCCGATGATGCGGACTGCCGGGCCGCCAGTCGCTAGCAGTATCTCAAACTGGCCGGGCTCAAAGTCCGAACCGGGAGCGTGCCAGTCTGAACGGACTAGGACAGACAGGGGCAGTTCCCGCGCATACTCCATGACTGCCTCGCCGATACTGTCGCGGGTAGCGTCAAGGTCCCAGCCCTGATCAGCCGCAAATGCTGCGGACGCTGGGGCTAGGTCTTCAATGCTCCAGTCCCTAGCACTGGCAAACATCGCCAGATCATAGAGAGCCTCGATAGTCTGCATGGCACCACGGGCGGCAAAGAAGGCGGCCCGGTGCTGGTCGGTCAGTGTGGCTGTTGTCATGGTGGTTTGCCGTGGTGGGGCTTGTGTGCAATGGTAAGGCCTGAACCGGCCGGCCGTCAAACAGACCAGCTGAGATAGATCCTGTCATCATCACCAACGTAGGCGCCGATGGGACCTTGGGCCCGTGCCAGCTCCTGCATGGTTTCGCAGCAGTTGTACTCTGGCCCCGGCATCCACCGATCCATCATGCTGACGCCATGGCCGTCTCGCGCCAGAACGTAGCAATGCTCGACACGGTCGCCTAACAGATCTTCGAGGCTCAGCTCACCTAGTCCGTATTCCAGCAGGCAGCCATCGGCCAGATCACGCCAGCTGTAGTACTGATCAGACAGGGCCTGCATGTCTTCACGCCATGCCGCAGTCTGGTCATGATTCCGGTCTAAGGGTTCGCCAGCGTCGTCAGTGCTAGCCCATAAGATCGTCTCCCATAAGGCAGCGTCAACCATGCTGGGGCGCCAGCCGGCAAACTCTGCCGGGTGAACAGTGCGACCTTTCATGATGCGTCGCCGTAGGGTTTCAGGTTGAGCCAAGAGCGGACCCGATCGACGCGACGGGTGACAGAGTCGACGCCATAGCGGCGCCAATGCCTCTCTTGCGCTGTCCCATGCGAGCTGTAGCGGTACGCTGCCCACTGCCATAGGGCCATGGCCTGCTGACGCTCCAGTCCCTGTAACTGCGTTGTGATCTGCTCCCAGCTCATCCCCACAAAACGCTGGGGCCTAAGCCGTGGTTCCCTGTATGTCATGGCGTGGTAGGCCTAACGACTCACACAGTATGGGCCCCAGCCCTGCCCACACTCTGCCGTTGTTGTGATACTTAACAGTCTGGCCGGCTGGGTTGATCGTGCTGCTACTGTGCAAGGGTTCACATAGGCTCACCTTGCCATGAACCAATCCCTCGGATACCTGCAGCGGCACATGCTGCAGTTCTGCCAGAACCACCCCGGGCCCCATACCATCGCGCCAGACCGCGAAACCGTACGGGTTGCGCGATCGCTCCAGCGTCGCGGACTGCTGCACGTCACAGACTGCGGCATGGCAACAGCAACAGGCCGCCCCGTGCTGATGGTCTCGCTGGCAGGGGAGGCGGCCTGATGTTCACCAGTCAAAAGGAGCGGCAACAGGCCGCAGCAGATGCCCGCGAACTGCTGCGCGAGCAGATCCGCAACGAAAAGCGCCAGTTACGGGACCTGCGCTATTGCGCCGAGCGCTCGACCTTGACCGCTGCAGAATGGCGGGATCTGCTGACGCTGCACCAGCAGCACGGTAAGGAAGGAATCCGCGAGCTTTGGGAATCGCTGATCCCATACTGGGAGGCTTGCCAGATGGTCAACCGGGGCGAGGCTTGCCCCAGTGATCTCAAACCGGCAGGCCTGAAATTATCCGCACAAAATGCGCGCACAGAACCGCTAACGCGTCCCAAGCCTGGAGCACCGCGTAAAGCCCGGACCGATAAGGGCAAAGCTCGCCTCAGCTACAAGCCACGCTCCAGGCAAACCGCCTAAGTGATCACAGCCAACACCGCGGGGTTCCGGTTCGCCGGGATCCCGCTTTGCTGCGCACCAGGGTGAGACTCATGAGACACACCCCGAGACACCGTGGCCGGTCTGGCCGTCTACGCCCCAAGCACCAAGGCAACTACCGGAAATACCGGTGTTTAGGTGTTGGTGCTAGCCATGAATGGGTTTTAGCGCTTTACACAGTAAGCGGGGCTGCTAATGCTCCAGCCCAAGGGACATGTACCAGCCCTTTGAATGGCGGGGCGGCTTGAATGGCTTGCCGGGATGCAGTAGCCGGCCGATGAGTACCAGCCAAGGGGGCAGGTGCCGGTTTTGATGACGGGCGGGGTGGTCAGAAGTACCAGGCTAAGAATCACGAGGCTTCGAGCTTCTCGAAGTACTGTACTACTCTAGCCATGAATGATTCCTCTGCGTCGGCGAGCTCGCGAGCCGACATTGAATGGACATTGGGGGCACCACAGCGGCGGGCCAGGACGACGACTGCTCCAGTGGGCTGGAGGCCTGTGAGGTGTTTCAGGCCGAGGCTGTAGGCCCCGCACTGGTCGATGTATGAATGGCCCGGCGGGAGGCGTTCCAGGCCGTCTTCGTCGGTGGTGGTTTTGCGGCCCACGCTGGTCTTCCAGTCGGCTAGCACCAGCTCGTTGTTCTTCATGCCGATCAGGGCGTCGCAGGTTCCAGCGAAGCCAGCTGGGTGATGAATGGAAAACTCCGAGGCGAAAATTTCGGTCGTGTTAGCGACGATCCAGTCGGAGAGGCCGCGTGCATAGCCTGAGGCGCTCCAGCCAACTCTAGGGACGGTGGGGCGGACTTTGGTCAGGGCCCACTGAGTGATCTTGGGCGGGATGCGGGCCAGGCCGTCAGAGTCCCAGCTGATGGCGTTGCGCTTGTTGGCGGTGTTACGTGCCAGTTGCTGGGCGGTTTTTAGGAGATATTCGGCCTGTGAATGGGCCATGTTGCCTCGGGTGGCGGCAACGTTGCGCTGGGTGGTGGCCTCTTCGGGTCCCAGGCGGGCGATCCAGCGTTCCAGTCCTGTTGTATCGCTTGTTTCCTTCAGGATGTGTGTAACACTATGGTAGATAGTACCGTTTGCGTCTCGGTAGACGCGGAATGGGCCAGAGTTGTCTTGTACCAGCCTCCATTTACGTAGTGATGCCAGTACGTCTTGGGTATTGGAGGCCATGCAGATACTCTTTCCCATCTGGATTCTACTACCTAGTGTCAAGCTCGGCGTGGCAATAAGAAGCCCCGGTCTTACACAGCGCACGGGGAACGCTGAAGCCGGGGTAAGTGATAACTCCAGTGTTATCAGACAGCCTTGAAGGGGTTGCCGCCGGTCATCAGGCGGCTGATGTCGAAGCCTTCAGCTTTGGCTTCAATCCACGCAGAATCAACATGCTCTTGGCTGCCTTTCTTGCGGGGGACAGGGCGGACCGTGTACTCCGTCGTAAGGCCCGAGCCTTTCTTGCTAATCGTGAAGTCCCAGGCAAGCAGGTCCTCGTAGTCCTCCATCTGGGAGATCTGGTCGATTTCCTTCAGAATGGACTTCTGCGTGATCTGCAGGACTTGGACTTTGCCGGACTCGTAGTTGTAGACCGGGACCGCAATGAAGAACTTCAGGTCGACGGTGCCGGGGCCGCCACGGCCTTCGCGTGCTTCAAAGTCGCCCAGCTCCACCGTGACGTCCTCGGGGGTGGGTTCTTGCTCGAAGCGGAAGGGCTTGGACTGGCCGGCGCATTGGCCCCAGACTTCGTAGCCCTCCAGGGGCTCGTCCGAGAGCAGTGCGAAGCGGACTGAGCCGCCGTCAGGAAGTTTGGAAAGTTGCAGGTAGCCGCCGCCGCTGCCCGAGCTGTTGACGTTGGCTGAAGCAGTCTTGGAAAGAAATGCCATGGTGAATGGTCGGTTTGGATGGTCGCCGGGTGGCAACTCTCATACAGTAGCACGGGGTTGCCTGGATGGCTACCATAGAAAAATGCCCCAAGGCTGCCGGCCTCGGGGCACACTCAAAACTTTCACTGTAGGAGTCTAACATCGT